AAGCTTTAGCAATAGATACTGGATCATTCTCAGCTTCTGCAATTTCTTGTATAGCTTGCTGTACTTGTACAGGGCCTTCTTCTAAAACTTGTTCATTAGTTTCTTGAATAATTTCTTGTGGGTCATATGCCCCGTCTACACGCGCGTCTGGGTACATGGCTTGTACGTTTGCAATTACTGTTGCTTGATTTACTTCATTAGTAGTTTCAGCATGAATTCTATTACCTTCTTGGTCATATGCTGGAACGACCCTGTCGTGTGTAGCATTTTTAGATTCGGTCATTTGCAGAGCTCTAGCTAACGAACTATCATCCGCATTGCTATCCATAACGTCATTAACTATTGAACTGTTCAAAGCAATTATAGTTCCTTTACCTTCTACTTCTCCCCTAAATAATTTACTTTCATCGTAGTTAAGTATAGAAGATAACTGTTGTTTAGTAGGAACTGGATGCCCTTCTTCTATCCAAACAGCATTACGCTTATGCTTACCATTCAACATAGATTTTATTTGAGCAACTATATTAGATGTTGGTTCAGGAGCAGTTTCACCATCTTCTAGCATTTGGCTTAACTTCTGACGTGGACTTCCTGGTGGGTTATCTAACTCAGGGTATGCTTGTTCTGAACCTAAATCCAATTCCATTTGTGTGCCTGTTTCTAAAGGCGTACCAGCTACTTTTTTTCCTTGTTTTTTCTGTTCTCGGTCTAGTAAGGCACCATTTATTTTTTCTAGGTCGGAAGGATTAGTTTCTTCAGAAGCCTCATCAACAGACGCTTCAATATTGTCTTTTACTGATTCCGCTTTTTCTCTAGCGTTTTGTATTAGTTCTCTCGCTGTTCCTGTTACTCCTCTACCCGCACCACCAAGAACACCCCCGCCCATAAAACCCATGAAAGCAGCTTCCATCAAATCCATTTTTGCGTCTTGTTTACTAAACTCTGGATCAATGTAAGACCTTTGTGTAACTGTTATTCCTTCTTGAGCTACTTCTGTTATACCTTCACCAATACCACCAATACCAAAACCTTTAGCTACTTCTTTAGGAGTTACTCTAGCTATATCAGATATAAGACTTCTTAAACCAGCTTTCTGTGATTTAGGAGCGGTCTTCAATCTTTGTTTTGCTATTCTAGCTAATGGAGCAAGAACCGCATATCCTGCTGCAGCCTCACCAGTTAATCCTAGAGCTGCATAAGGAACACCAACACCAAAACTAATTGCTGCTTCTCTAGCACCTGTCATGTCTTGGTCTGCAAACTCCCCAAACGTTATACCAGCACCTTGTGTTCCTTCTTGGAGCCCTGCGCCTGTAACAGCACCTACTCTCGTTTGTCTACCAACTCCGGGTCTACCTAAAAGTTTTTGCATTAAGGGGTATGAACCTTTAACAAGATCATCATAATCCGCTTGTTTACTTGCCAGCTTGTTAGCTTTTCGTGACCAAGCTTGCTTCATAATTTTTTTAGCAGCTTCGACGCTTGCGCCTCTTAGAATAGCCCCACTTCCAGCTGCAGTAACTGCTGCAGTTGTTCCACCGACACCTATTAAGGGTGCTAATGTTGCACCGACAGCAGCAGACCCTAGACTTGCAACAACAGATGGTAAAAACTGTCCTACTGCTAAAGTTGTTTGATCTAAGAACCCCTCTACGGTAGGTTCGTCCAAAAACTCAGAAAACCCTTCAGTGCCTTCTAAATAATAAGCTGCATTTTGTTGTTGTCTTCTAGCCTTAACTAATGCTTCTTCCATTTCTCGTTCGTCACCAGTTAACGCTTGGAAAGCTGCATCTACAAAAGATAAATTAGCGCCCATACCTTCAGCGCCAGCTGCTACAGCAGAACTAAATTTTTCGCCTCTAGTGTCGTTTACCCTTTGTGTTCTACCTGGTCTCACGTTGGACATAGGTATAAGATTTGGATCGCTAAAATCAACATCCATATCTTGAATACGTTCTCTCCTATCAGAAACATTTCGTGTGGGGTCTATAGTAGAATTTACTAGGTCAGTAAAAAAAGTATCGTTTTTATTTTCAGCCACACTTATTATTTCCTATTTATGTGTGACGCATAATATCCTACACTGTCAAAATATTTAGCGTACTCTTGTAATTGAGCTACAGACCCATCCCCTAAGATATCTTCTATTCTGTTTCTATTAAGCTCTAGCTCTCCACCATTATTTAGTGTTATCCCTCTCATACTTCCTTTGACAATATCTGGACCTATGTCTAATCTTTTACCACCTATTGCTAAGTCACTGGCGCCATGGCTACCATCTATAAGACCAAACCAGTGAAAGTCTCTTTGTATAATAGGCCATTTATTTTCATGGTCTCTAGCTGCAATTTGAATAAGAACTTCATCAGTAGCTTGTTGATAGGCATCATATGCGGCTCTTTCAGCATCTGAAATTGGGGCATTAGGATTTTGCCTTCTTATAGTTTGGAATTTTTTAACATTATTTAGAATTTTTTGGTAGGCAGCTTTAAAATTACCTGAATTTAAATCTGGAGAATTTAAACCAGTTGGGTAAAGTTTTTCAGTAAAATCTTGATAGTCTTCGTTAAGACCTTCTAGTAAAGTTAGTTGTTCTTGACCTAAGTCATTAACATATTCATTTACTTTAAGATTGTACTCATCTTGTTTTCTTGCATTATCAATTACTTGGTCTGTAGTTAAACCAGGCGCTCCATTTATTAAATCTTGGTACATAGTTTGATAGTAAGCTGGACCAGTTGCGCCGTATAAAGACCTAGCTTCGTTTACACCTCTAGCTTCTTGAAACTGTTTATAAGCTTCAAATGACATGTTTAGAATTGCTATTTTTTTCTGATCATAATTTAATTGTTTAGATGTTATTAACTCTTCATAGCTATTAACACCCTTTTCCTTTAAAACATCGGCTATTTGATTTTTTGCATACTCATCTAAATCTGCTTGCGTAGGGTTTTTTAAATGTCTTTGTAATTTAGCTTCAAAATCTTCCATAATTAATTGACGAGGTTCAATCTCTCCTCTTTTTAAAGTAGAGTCAGGTCCTGGCTCTTGAACAACTGTATTTGTTGCCCTACTTATAGTAGTTTTTTGAGTATCGATGTCTTGTCCTAGCTTATAACCTTGAGCTAATAACCTATCTTTTTTAGAATTTGCTTGGGCATAAAGCGCCTTCCATTTATTAGTACCTTTTATAGAGTCTGTAGCACTTTCTAAACGGGTTATTTCATCAGTTGTGTTTTGTAATGCTTGAATATTTTTATCAGACCCTTTAAATTTATTGTTTAAATTTTTTGCTGCAGAATCAATAGCTGTAATAGCAGCTGGACCTCCTTTTTTTAGACCAGCTTTTATATCTGTTGTAAGGTTTCTTACGTCGTTTGGAGTAGCACCCCAAATATTAGAAAATGTTTCAGCTACAGTACCCGCGCCTGATACGATACCTGATCCAATTACTTTTGCTGACCCTGTAACTGCGTTCCAAGTAGATGTCGTATATGGAGTATTCATCTGATCTTCTTCCGACATTTCAGGTTCGTCGGGTAGTACAACACCTTTACCCGTAGCTGCTGAAACTATTCTATTTTTTAAGTTATCTCCAGGTGCAACTCCATAACTAGCCCCATCTCTTGGGTCTGTTGCAAAATCATCTTTTTCAACCGCTGTGTCGATCTCTGTATTTAAACGGTCTATTAAAATATTACGCATTTCTACAGGGTCTAAATTACTAGCCTCTCCGGCCCTAATCCTATCAATCATGTCTTTGTCAGCTAATATTTTGTTAAGCTCTCTCTTATCAGAGCTTAAGCCAACCATTGCATTAGCCTGTCCTATTCTATTGTAGTAACCGGGTTCTCTTTCTACATTAAATTCAGTCATTGCAGGAGACAATAGTTCTTTAATAGCATTAGAAGGTAGCGTTACTACTGGATCATCTGGGGCTTCACCTGCATCTTCCGTAGCAGGAACTAATTTACCATCAGGTCTTTCTAGCTCAAGAGCTACTTCACCGTTTTGCATCTCAATAAACTTATTTAATTTAGCTTGATCAATACTGCCGTTTTTGTTTTTAAATTTTATTGTTTTCCCTATAGCAGTATTATTAAAAAAAGTTTTTCTTACTTCATCAGCTTCTGGACCATCCATTAAAAAGTTATCACCCATAACTAAAGCATTTTCAGAATCTTTAGAAAACATGCCAAGCTGTTCACCAACTTGAGCAGCTTCATCTAAGGCTATTAAATTTTCTTTTGAAAGTTTTTCTCTTTGTTGTTGACGGAACTGCGCGCCTCTTATACCAGCAGCTCTACCAATATCAAAGTTTTTTAAAAGTGTATCTGGATTGATTGCCATAATTATCTCTTATATTGTTAGTGCTAACATAGCAACAGTGCCTAATGTATTAGCCCTTTGTGCTCTTGAGTTTGCTTGATCTTGTTTAAAAGCAGATTGTCTAGCTGCTTCATTTCCAGAAGCAATGCCTAACATTTGATTCCCTCTTATCTGTTGTTGAACACCCGTATTACCTAGTGTTAAAAGGTTGTTTAAGTTCCTCTGCATTTGATCTCTTCGTGCAAAATTTTGTGCACTAATATCAGTAAGTGTTCTATTCCTGTTCTGTTGTTTACTAAGTTCTAGTCTTTGTGCTGGCGTTAATTCAGACCCATAACGTTCTATATTTCTTTGTGTAGTGCCCTCTTGTACATTAGACGCATTAGTTGCTCTATCAGATGCACTATCAATAATAGAAGTATCAGTAGTTAGCTGTACTAATTTATCTTCTTCAGGCTGCACAAGTTTTTTGTAGTCTTCAAATTGTTGTCTTGTAACTTGAGACTGCGTACTTCTAGCCCCACCAAACTCATTTTGCTCTTTAGATATATTACCCATAACACTTTTCATCATATTGCCTATCATGGTTTTACTTCCCCTCCATACCAAGTAGATTTAGTGTCTTGTATATTTGAATAAATAGCTCCTAGGGGTTTCATATATGCACCTGCTATTGCCCCTCTAAGATTTTGTTGATTCCTCATATCACCTATTGTATTTTTTGCTGACAATCTAGCTAGCTGACCAAAACCTTGTGATGCAGAAGTAGCTTGTTTATTACCTAAATCTATTGCTGCTTTTCTTAGTTTGTCAGAAGTTTTTGCAGCTGTAAGCTCACCTAGTCTAGCTGAATTAAATAGTTGTTTTGTATCTTCAGCAGTTTTACCTAAATCTAAATTCATAGCTACATTTTGAATTCTACCGCCAGTTTGAGCTTGCATAGTGTCAGCCGCTGCAATGTTTTGAAACTCTTGGGTTCTATCTTTGTTTGCTTCTGCTGCAAGACCACTTATAGCTGTATTAGCTAACATGGACCCACGTTTTGCAGTTTCGGCACCCACCATTTCTTGGTATTTCTCATCTGGAGATGCTTGATACTTTTCTTTTTTAGGTTTACTTTTTAATCCCATTTTATTTCACCTTTGTTTTAAACACTCTGGTTTCTAGCTCCCAGCCAGTTCGTAAAAAATAATTACTAAGTTTTTTAGTATTACTTTTAGCCACTATATATTGGCATTCTAATTTTTTAGCTAACTCATTGAACCAGTCTTTGTGAGATACCCACAAGTACGAACCTGTTTCATATGCATAACCTAGCCAAACTATTAATCTTTTTTCTTCCATAAACTCATCTTCTTCTAAAGTAAGAATAACAAATGCATCTTTTGAAGTGTACAAAAAAGCCCTTCCATTAACACACTCGCTATAAACCTCTTCTGGTCTTATAGTTGGGAATTTATCCTGTTCTAGTATTTCTACTATTCCAGGTTTTATGTCTTCCCAGCAACTCCGTATGTCAGTAAATTGTAGCTCTTCAACTTTTGTTTTACTAGCTAAGTCCACTTTTAACTCCATCTAACCTTTTTCGGAACCATACCTCCGATACCTTCTAGAAGCGGATACACCGACTCCAGAATATCTAACTGTTCTGCCAACGCCTATATCAGCCCTTCTAGCTTTTATTTCAGCTTCTTTAACTGTACTAGCAAATAAACCTGCATAATCTCTAGCTGCATTAGGATCAGTCCAATCTCTAGCAGGCATACGTAATAATCTATACAATGCACCAAAAATAATTCCATCTCTGTAATCGTCTGCAATTTCTGTAGCAATATTGTTAGATGATCTAGAAGGTTTTAAAGAAACATTTAAAATAACTCCATTAGTTAAATTTGTATCAGGTATAGGTACTACCCAAAATAAATCGGGTGACTGTTGCATAAAGAATTCAGGAGTTGATAAATTACTAGACTCTCTCCATTTAGGTTTTCTACTTTCTAAACCTCTAGGAGTTATAGCTTCTAAATCTTTTCCGTTATATATAGCCCAAATAATCTTGTCTACTTTAGTACCAGCGGGTTGCCCAAATTCGTACTCAAATATACCTGCTACTGTACTTATAGGGTCTAACTCTTTAGTGAATACCGCAGCTTTTTCACAAAGTTCAATTGATGAAGATCGTAATGCATTCTCTACAACCGTATCTGGGCACCCAGGTACGTAAGGTAATACATCTTTCATGAAGGATTCAAAACTAGCCATTACTCATTATTTGTATATCGGGTTTAATTAAAGCATCAATTTGCGCTTTGCCAGTTACACTGACAGTGAACAATTGATAGTGTGTTGCAGCTCTTTGTGCATTGCCTGCATATTCAGCATCTTTTATAAAAGCTCTAAATAAAGTGTAGTCTATAAGAGCATTAGAATAATTATCTGGGACTGCTATTGTTGCAGACGTGTTAGCTAAATCTGTAGGTCTTTTAGAATATACAAGCTCAATAAAAGTACTTGTAGAAGATGCGCCTGGATAAACGTAATAGTTTAAAGGATCATTTTCATCAAACATAAAATGTTTAACAGTTGTACTATGAGTAGCATCTCCTGTAACTGTAGGGTTATGCCAATCAGGATTTTGTGTATCTATAATATCTTTAGATACTAACCTAATGGTTCTTTTACCTGTAGCACTGCTACCAGCTGCTGACATGTTACGAACTACATCGATTAATTTTAATCCATCATCAGGTAGTGTTTGTTTTGTACCCACTACCAATGCAAGATTAGTATGTGTAGCAGTGGCGGAAGGAGCAAGATTAGCAATCTCCCTCTGCCCATCATTAAGATAATTTAACAACTCGGCTTCAGTCCATCTTACATTTGAAGTGTCCTGTAATATACTTTCTACTCTAGCTAGTATGTTTGCGCCGGTTGTTACTGATGCCATTAATCTTCTTCTCTATCTACTATCATCTCTGCCCAAACTTCATCTCTTTCGTCTGCGCTAATTTGTTCCCCAAACACTGTTTTAATTACAGACTGTTTAGGTAACCCTTCAGAAGTAAAACTTTTAGGTGACCCTTCATCTAAAATCTGCTCCATTGCAGCTCTTAATTTTTCTTCTCTATCTGTTTCTTGCGTTTCAAGCTCTCCTGGTATTTCAACCTCTGCTTGATCCTCACCGTTTTCGGTATCATGTTCATTACTCATCTCCACTACTACTGCGTCTTCAACAATTTCTTCTTCTCTAGCTAGTAAAGAAGGATTCCTAAGAGGTGAATCTTCAAGTCTTCTAGCGCCTTCTGTTAATGCTAATAAACCTAAATCATCCCCAACTTCTTTTACTTGACCAGCATATAATCTAATAGATGCTCCCCAAGTTGATGATATATACATATCTTCGTCTGCTATTATTTTCATAATTACTCCTAAATTAAAAAATAAAGGAGAGCCACCCAAAGATGGCTCCCACTTTAATTAAGACTCGATTATGCGTAAGCAACATCTAATCTAATTACACCAAAGTCTTCAACAGAACCGTTGATGTCACTTTGATATTTTGGTTTTCTAAGGCCAAAAATCTTGCCAATAGAGATACCATTTTGGTTACCATAGTCGAAGTTGTCTTCAACCATTTCTGGTAAACCAATATCAGCCATAGCAAGAGCTTGAGCACCTGCAAAGATACAAGCTGAACCATTAATGTTGGCGTCAGCGCCCCATTTATAGCCCGCAGAACCAGCATTACTTGATGCACCAGAAGTAGCTCCTGAAGTATCAAATACATGTCTGAATTCATGTACCATTACACCGTCAACCATTAAACTAGAAGAACCAGCAAACAAGCTTGATTGTGGTCCTCTTATTCCAGCATTTCTAACGTTAGTTAAAAAGTCTGAATCAAGTTTAAGGTCAGCCATTACTTGTGGAGTTACGAAAAGATGGAATATCTCGTCGTTGCCTGAACCTCTGACACCACGGATGTAGTTATCTTTAGCGTAAGCTTTTAAATCCACAATAGCAGCATAAGTTAGTTTATCAGCTGCAGCAGTTGCAGTAATATCACCAGCTACGATACCATTGGTAGCATCAAATCTTCTATGTCTATTAGACGTAGGCGCTGAAACATCGCTAGCAAAAGCGAGATCACCTAGATTTTGACCTGAAGTGTAAACAGGTCTTAATGCACCATTGTTTTTATTCGTGAACGCAATCCCAGAAAGCGTTAAAAACGCTAATTGGTCTATTCTATCAGCTATTGCGTAAGCAAGAGCATCTCTAGAATGTTCACGGAAATTAACAACAGATTTTTGATCAGCTAGTCTTCCTGCAAGTCTGTTAGCAAACCTGAGTTGATCTAGTTGAACAGTTATGTCGAATGCACGCAATGACTCTTCATTACCTTCTAGAGTATTATCTCCAGTAATACCATCACCTGTCATATCGGCTAGAAGTGTTAACACAGCTCTAGCTCCTTTTTCAGATTTAGTAAGTTCGCTTATTCTTTGGACCATAGCATTGGACCCAGAACCAGCAAATTGGTTGATGAAAGACATATTACGAGCAACGCGCCAGAAATCACGTGACCAAGCCGTTAGTTGTTCGGAGGTCAGTGACGCAAAATTAGTATTAGCCATTATAGCTTCTCCTATATTAAGTTATTTAAACGTTACTATTACCTGCCAACTTATTGGGGTGACAAAATTAACCCGTATACCTCGTGTCGTGAGGGGACGACTTCGCCACTTTTACGAGAGCGACCTCGAACCGTTTTACGTCTTGATAGACGAAATACGTTGTTTAACCTGTAACGATCAGGGCCAGATGTCGTTCTGACTTAACGAATTCTTATATACTATATCAGTGTTTATCCAAAGTCACCACGTAATCTACGTAAAGTTTCTACAGGTAACGCATTGAACTCATCTTCTGATAAAGCATCTACATCTAATGTTCCTTCTCCTCTTTCAGCATTGCCTTGTCCTTTTAACTCAGGTGGCTGTGCTTGAGAAGCTTCTATTTTCTTTTTAACAGTTGCAGCCTTCTTTTTTTCTATAGTCTGTACATTACTTTTTGGTTGTACGGCCTCTTGTGCAACAGGTGCATTATTTTTTATAACATAGCCAGTAGCTTTTGTTAAAGCATCTGATGCTTGATAACCTTGAACAATAAACGCATCGCGGAGTTCTACAACTTCGTTAGCAATTGTTTCATCATAGTCAGCACTGTTCTCATCTAAAATAGGATACTGTTCTTGTATAATTTGAGCAGTAGTTTGCAACTGAACGGCTTCTTGGCTTTGTTGTACTGTCTGCCCCATTTGTTGTTGCATTTCAAACATCATCGTTTCTTTTTCTGCTTGTCTAATTTCTTGTCTTAGAGCACTAGCTTTTTCAGGTTCAGCATCTAAAACTAACTGTTGGTACTCTAGCTCTTTAGAATCAAAATCATATTCAGGTGCTTCGGCTTGCGCTTGCGCCTGTTGAGCAACTTGCTCGTCTAGTTGTTTTTGCAATGCTTTTTGTTTTGCTAAAACTTCATCTAATCTAGATTTAGGAACCATAGGAGATTTTTGTTTCTGTTCTACTTCCTGAACTGGTTCTTCTTGAAGCTCTGCAACATCTGCATCAGTATCTGTTTCTGTTGGTTCCTCATTTGTTTCTTCTCCAACAGGCTCTCCTTCCTCTTCTGCAACAACTTCTGTTTCTTCCTCTGAATCTTCTTCTGCTGTTTCTTCAACTTCATTAGTTTCTTCTGAGTCTTCATCTGTCTCCTCTTCAATTGGATTTCCTTCTCCATCTAAACCAAAGCTTAAATCTTCTGTAAATGGTGATGCCTCTTCTTCTGTCATGCTGTCTGCACCTGGCACACCTTCATAAGTAATATCAAACCCTTCTTCTGCTGATTGCACTTTTGTCTTCGCCATATCTAACTCTCCTATAGTTATTTATTAGTTAATACTGTCGCAGCCATTTTGGCTGCTGCTTGAGTATCCGACTGACCTCTTCTCATCTGATTAGTATCAGAAGATAAAGTCCTTCTTAACTCGAGTTCTTCTCGTTTCAATTGAATTTGTGCTTGTAGTTTCTGCATTTCTATTTGTGGGTCCATAGCGATATCTTGTGCTTTAGCCATACTTAGTTGTGCTTCGGCTTGTGTTTTGCCGACTTCAGCTTCTAGTTGTGCTAATTGTAACTGAATTTGTTGAATTTGTGCTTCTGCTTGGAATTGCATAATTTGCGCCTCTTCTTCTGTTGGTGGTTCTTGACCAGTCATTACTCTTATCCTTCGAGCTAATTCATTCTTTCTTTGTAAGTTAGAATACTCAATGATAACATCATCTGGAATCGGCACACCCATTTGTTTTAATTCAAGTGCTTGTGCAAACTGTATGTCATCGAAGTTATCTCTTGCTGGTGCTGTACCTACAATCACATCATATTCCCCAAGTGTAAGGTCATTTACTACAATACCTTCTGGAGTCATTTCATTTATAACCATAGGTTCACGAGGTTTCATTGGGTCTTCTTCATTAGTTACTTGTATAATTCTTTCTTCTGTATAAAACCTTTGTATTAGACCTAACATATTTTCAGCTAAATACTGTCTAGTTTTAGTCAAGTTGTCTAGAGGTACTTGTATCATTAAAGCACCACGTTCTTGTTTAGCTCTTATAGCAACTCCAGAAACTTCTGGGCTATCTGAACCTAACATAGAGTCACTAACCCCACTTATTTCTTTAACATTAAACGCGGCTTTTTGTGCAATACGATCTAATCCGGTAGGAATTGTGTTGTGGGGTATTTTAGAAGGTGGATTAGAACCTCTATTATATTCTAGAACTAACCCAGTTGCTGCCCCGTGTTCTTCTAAATCATCTGCAGTCATTCCTACTAATGATCCTGACTCTACCATCCAACCGCTATTAGCAGTTGTATTCACAATGTGTAATTCTTGTGAAGATATCTTGTTTAATTGTTCTTGAGGAGATAAAAGATTTCTTACCATACCAAATGGTCTGCCTCTTCTCCAATATGGAAAATAAGGAACAATTGTAAAATCAGAATAAGGTGACCAATCATCATGAAGAACTACTTTGTCAGCAGTAACAGTCCATCTGACTTTTTTAATTAATTTTTCTATAATTCCTAAATTAAAATCTTTAGCAAATTTATTTGTTTTAGATTTAGACCACTCCATCGGTACTTCACGCATATCGCCTGTCTGTGGGTCTACGTAAAACTCACACATCATAAGTTTACGATGTTGCCTTTCTAATACTCTTATAGCTCTAACCGCACCGACTTCTTCAGGGTCAGATGTAGCATCTTCCCTATATTCAAGTCCGTTGTTAACTTCCCCATACCTATTTTCTTCATACTCAACAGAATCTAGACCAAAGCTAGAACCATTTTCAGCAATAACTCTTAGTTTATCTGCTTTATCTTGCCCATATATTTCTTCAATCTCATCTGTTGTCATCCACCTAGTTTCAAAAACTTCATCCCAAGTAGCGGGGTCCCATTCTTTTGCATCGGGGTCGATTAAAATGTCTAAAGGGTCTTTAGCTTTAATTCTTATTTCACCTTCCATATGGTCATTAAAATCCATTCTTATATCGAAGTAACCACGATCTTGTATTAGCCCATCTGTAAATACTTGGCTTTCTATCCAATCTAATTTGTTATTATCGCCAATTTGCTTGAATAATTTATTTAAGACAACTGCTGTTTCTTCATCCCCATTTCTTCTAGGTTTAAAGTTGATGTCCATCCTTCTTGTGGTCTGCTCTCCTATAACTGTGTTTACAGTTGGTAAGATAGTGTTAATTGTAAGTGCAGGTCTGCCTTCTTCATCTAAAGCAGCAATGTCCATTTGATCCCATTGCTCGCCTCTATAAAAAGAGTCACATTTTTGAGCTATATCAATGTACTCTAAGTGCCCATTGTCCCTTGCTCTTTTGTAGCGGTCCCATTGATTTCGACAAATACGATGTTCTTCTTCGCCACTTAGTTTTCTTTGTTTCTTTTTATATCTTGCGTCTGGCATTATGCCCTCATTGCTGTTTTATCTTTACTATTATTTGTAAGATGTCGAAGTTTATCTTTCCATGAAGGAATATGTTCAACTGGTTCACTATATGTAGCAAACTCAGCCATCATTAAACCCACCCATGCTAAAGCATCAACTTGGTCATCATGTACCCCATTTGGAAAACGCAAAAGTTCAGCGACTAGCGGACCAGTCCAAACTTCGTCTTTAGGAATTCGAACCATTCCTTGTTGCATTCTACCTTGTATAGCTCTAGCCCTCGCTTCTTTATCACGCCTTCCCGGTTTCAAATCTTTGAAATACGCTTCATATAGTTTACGCTCTCTTACCCTTTTTTCCAAGAAAGGACCGAGCGCCATCTCTATGTGACCTTTCTCAATACCAATTATGGCTGGTCTCCACTGTTCATACAAGTCTAAAATTCTTTCTACAATTTCAAAGCCATCAAACTTGCCGCGTACACAATCAACTATGTACAAATTATCGTACTCATCTACACCAACTACTAACCCAACTGAATAGTCATTTCTGTCCCTTTGTCCAATAGCCAAGTCCCATGCACAATAAAATTTCATCCTGCCAAAATCTATATCCGCTGGGTCATAGTACCTGATCATACCTCTTGTAAAGTAATCACCTTCATCTGACACTGGGTTCTGTTGATATAACGCTGACCAATCTCGAGGGCCAACGGCTCTCTGAATTTTTTCTAATGATGGTAAGTTATAACGATCTTCGTGTAGAGCTTCGCCCATCTTTCTGTACTCTTCATCCGCTTCTGCTATTGCTGGATATTTAACCACTTCCCATTCATCACCACCATCCGCGGCCCCGCGAAGTAAACGTCCAGCTAAATCGTCATCGTGCCATCTTGTTAAAATTACAAGTATCCCTCCCCCAGGAGCAAGACGTGTATACGCCGTTGATGTATACCAATCCCAAACATTATCTCTATTAAAATCTGATTCTGCATCTTCCCTGTTTTTTACAGGGTCATCGATTACAAGTACGTGGGCCCCTTTACCTGTAATACCACCACCAACACCAGCTGCTACATAACCACCACCTTTGGTAGTCAACCATGCTTCAACTGATTGTGAAGTTGGGTCTAATTTTGCTTCGGTAAATACATTCTTATATAATGGCTCCCGCAGTAAATGACGGACCTTTCTACTGAAAGACATCGCTAACGATCCAGAGTACGAGCAACTTATAAATTCATGTTTTGGATTTCTGCCTAAGTGCCATGCTGGATAAGCAATACTCGCTAGTGTTGATTTTCCATGTCGTGGCGGCATAAACAACATTAACCTAGGAGATTTTCGATCTACTACATCTTGACTAAACTTTTCGAGGCGCTGGCAAATGTCTTTGTGCACCCAACCAGCAGCATAGTCTGGATTAAACCTTTCTACAAACGGCAGGAGTCTTTTTCGTGAAAGCACTCTTCTGGCTAATTCTTTTTGTGCCTTTAATGATGCGACTTCTTCCTTTGGAGCTTCTTCTTGTGGAACTTGATCAGGGCTCGGGGCAATTCGCTCAGCGTCATCGGCTCG